TGTTCCTCCCGGAGGACCAGGCTCGATTTTTCAAAGCTGTCGAAAGCGTCAAGAACAAGGTCGAGCGCGGTGTGGACATCCAACTAGCTCGATTTGAGGACTTCGACAGGTTCTTTGACGCGATGATCAAGGTCAAAAAGGTCCGCAACATCCACAACTGCAATTGCCATGCGGACGATCGCCGAATTGGCCGTCAAGGTCCTCGAGGACGAGGAGAGGACCCAGATCGCCGAGCATGAGGCGAAGGGCCACAAGGCGAAGGCACCCGAGGGGGCGAAGGCGTCCCCGGAAACCGGAGACGAGAATGGCGAGACGACCCAGGTTCACGATCGAGCAGATTGAGGAGGCGCTCAGGCAATCTGCCGGAATTCGAAGCGGAGCAGCGGCGAAACTCGGATGTACCCCGACGACGGTTTCCAACTACATCGCACGATCGAAGCGACTGCAAAAAGTCGCGGAGGAAATCGTGGAGGAAACTCTCGACCTAGCGGAGGGGGTTCTCATCAAAGCCATCTCCGACAACAACCTCACCGCGACGATCTTCTATCTCAAGACCAAGGGGAAGGCGCGAGGCTACACCGAGCGAGCGGAACTGACTGGGAAGGAAGGGGGCCCCGTTGAGTTCACAGACCTTGCAACCTTCCTATCGCAAGGGTTCGACGCAGGCGAAAGCGATCAAGGCCCTCCAGCGTTGGCAGGACCCCGTCACGTTCGCGAAGGACGTGTTCCGGATCCAGATGTGGAGCCGCCAGGCTGAGATCGCCCGGGCGATAGCAGTCCACCCACGCGTCTCTGTTCGTTCAGGCCACAAGGTCGGCAAGTCCCTCACTGCTGCCATCATCGGCTGGTGGTGGCTTCTCACCCGTCCAGGGGCGCGCGTTATCATGACTGCGCCGACGGCTCGACAGGTTCGTTCCGTCCTCTGGAGGGAGGTGCGGGACCTCAACCGCAAGGCGCGCTGGCCCCTCGGAGGAGACATCCACAAGAGTCCGGACTCCGGCGTCATACTCCCCGACGGCCGGGACATGGTTGGCTTCTCGACGGATGAGCCCGAGCGCATGGCTGGCATCTCCGGCCGCAATGTCTTGTTCATCGTCGACGAGGCCTCCGGCGTTCCCCAGGCCATCTTCGAGGCGATCGAAGGCAACCGCGCTGGCGGCGCGCGCGTCTGCATGTTCTCGAACCCCACGAAGACCTCCGGCGAGTTCTACGACAGCCACAACTCCAAGCGAGGCTTCTATCACACGGTCCACATTTCATCGGAGGAGTCCCCGAACGTGATTGGAGGCCAGCCAATCGTCCCCGGTCTGGCCATGCCGGAGTTCATCGCCGAGAAGAAGCGCGAATGGGGGGTCGACTCGCCGTTGTTCGCGGTGCGCATCGCTGGGAACTTCCCCGCGGAGGCATTCAACACGGTTATCGGCCTCGCCATCTTGGAGGAGGCTCTCGAGCGACACCGCGGGTTCGCGGAGCTCGACGACGATGGGCGCGACCAGTGGCCTGACCCGTTGCAGCTGGGACGCCTCCACATCGGCGTCGACGTCGCCAGGTTCGGAGACGACGATTCCGTCATTCAACCGCGGCGCGGGATCCGGGCCTATCCCCAGATCCGCATTCATGGAGCGGACACGATCCAGGTAGCCGGCAAGGTGATGGAGGTCGTCAATGAGATGGCCCTCCCGCACGAGATGCCCGTTGTGAACATCGACGCGATCGGCTGGGGAGCCGGCGTCTACGACCAACTCAAGTCGTGTGAACGGATCGAGGCCTATCCGATCCAGGTGTCGGAGCGAGCCTACGACCAGAATGCCTACCCGAACATCCGGACCGAGCTGTGGTTCTGGATGAAAAACTGGCTCAAGAACGGCGGATGCATCCCCGAGGACGGCGAACTGGAAGGCGAACTTGTGGCGCCCACCTACGACTTCGACGGCGACCGTCGACAGCGCGTTGAACGGAAGCACGAGATCAAGCGGAGACTCCATCGAAGCCCCGACGGAGCGGACGCTCTCGGGTTGTCGCTGGCGAAGCCTCCGGCGATCACGGACGACTATGACTTTGAAGGGAATCGTCTACAGTCTGCGGACACCGGCGGGTATTGACCCGTGCAGCTCGTGGCAATCGTCGCCACGCACCCGACGGATCCTCCGGAGCACCGGCGCGGCGGCTACTGACGTGGGCATGGGATCGGGTTCGTCTCACGACTGGAGATGAACTCTCGGTAGGCCTCCGCCTCCTCTTCCGGCGAAAGCTTCCCGCCCAGCTCCCCCGTCCAATGGTGATGTTCTGCATTGTGCACCTTCTGCCCGACACGGGCGGCTTGGCGCGATGGTCATCCCCCATCGACGGATTCATCCTACCCCGTTCTCCCGGCGTTAGCTACGGCGTCTCGACCAGCTAACAGCGTCGTAACAGCCTCGACCGCCACCGGCGCGGGGTGGACAACCGCCCTCGTCATCACCGAGCGACGCATGCGAATCACCTGATAGGTTCGGAGCATGGTCGACAGCGGTATCAAAGTCAGTTCGGATGGTGGGATCTGGGTCAATCCTCGTGCCATGCAGGAGGAGATTTTCGCGGGAGGAGAGATCCCCGAGACGGAGGCCTTCCGCAGGTATTACGGGAAGTCCGTCAACCCAGCGGTTATCGAATCCGTCATCCGCATGGCGGACTATGGGTTCATGCGAGACCTCACGGATCTCGAATACGAGACGGTCCGACTCGATGGACACCTGGGAGCGGTTCTCGGGAAGCGGTTCCGCCGTCTCCTGACTTCGCAGGTGGACGTCAAGGCGGCGACCGGAGAAGGCCTCGACCCGGCGCGGGCGGAGAAGAGAGCGGACGAAGTTCGCCAGAACATTGCGAGCATTTCGAACTTCCGACGGTCCCTCCTGCGCCTGACCTGGGGGCACTTCCATGGGCGCGCCTCTCTCGAGAAAGAATGGGACTACCACCCCAAGCCAGTGAGCGGACTTCGATGGACGATCCGAAGCCTCAACTGGATCCATCCCCGCCGGCTGTCGTTCGGCCCCGAGCGCGAGCTCCGCGTCCGGGACGATCTGTTCTGGGCCGGAGGATTCGGCGGCCTGTCAGGGTATGGAGGCAATGGATTCACCCCGGTCGGTTACGACCTGAGGGAGATCCCGTTCAAGTGGATCACGTTCACTCCCCAGATGTTCAACGACTACCCCGAGCGCGAAGGGATCGGGGCGCATTGCCTCTACTGGGCCTATTTCAAGAGGTTCGACTGGAGGGAACGACTGATCCTGACGGAGGTGTTCGGCAAGCCGTGGCGCATCATCCGGGTTGATCCGCAGTTCTCGAACAAGGTCCAGCCCAAGATGCTGGACGCCGCTCAGACATCGGTCAACCGTCTCGGAGCGAACAACTCCGCTGTTCTCCCTCTCGGGACCCTGCTGCAAGTCGAGCAACCACAGGCCCATGCTGGGGAGATCCATCGTGACGGGATCCTGGACGCGAACGATGAGATGTCCAAGATCGTCCTCGGACAGACCCGTTCGACCGATGCGAAGCCGGGAGGCCTCGGGACGTCGGCGGATGAGAACGCCGCGGACTCCGAGCAGCTGATCATCCAGGCCGATGCAATCAACCTGGGAGAGATCCTCACCCAACAATTCTCCCGGGACCTGATGGTTGTGAACCATGGGGAGGAGGAGGCGGCATACACGCCGATCATCTCTCTCAAGGTTGAGGCCCCGCCGAACCGAGAGAAGTCGATCAAGAACGTGACCTCGTTCCTGAGCCTGGGACTCCCGATGAAAACGGCGGAGATTTACGAGGCGTCGGGCTATGAGCGACCTGCTCCGGACGATGAACAATACACGCTGCCCGCGACCGTGACCCCGATCGGAGGAGCGTCGGGTCTGCCCCAAGGCCCCGAGACACCAGCGGCCCCGCCGACTCCGCCGACTCCGCCGGCCCCGCCGGCCCCGCCGGAGCCAACCTCTAGCACCGAACCCCCGGAGGCCGGAACCCCTGGGACTCCTCCGACCGCGCAAGCGTCAAGGATCTCGGACGTCACATGCTTCGCGAAGCAACCCTCAACCGTCAATGGTTCCCCGGAGCCGTTGGTTGACCGAGGCGTGTCGGAGTCCGCGCGGGAGACGCGCAGATGGGCGGATGCCATCGCGTCCTCAGTCGAAGGAGCGGAGACTCCAACCGCGATCTACGATGCGATGAATCGGGCGGCTGAAGGGATTGACCTTTCGCCATTCGCGCGGGCGGTCGAACGTCGACTCGTTCAGGGGATCATGCTCGGTGCGCTCGATTCCCTTTGGGAGCGTGAGAACGACGAAGAACTCAAGGCGGAGGCCTTCTCACGCGTGTTCGCTGAGCGCGTCCTGATGCGTGGTCGACCCGTCCCGTGCATGTTCGCCGACCCGGCGCGCGCGTTCGCGGACCAGCCATTCGACAAAGCCGTCCGCGCGTTTCGTTCACGCGAAGTCCTACCGAAGGATCTGTTCGAGCAACTCTCCGCAGCTGCAAAGCGTAGGTCGTTCACTATCGCGAGACTCGCGAACCAGGAATTGCTTACCGCGGCGCATGCGGAGCTGACTCGCCAGATCGAGTTGGGACGCGACTCTCTTATCTCCGGAGCTGGCCCAGACCTGAGGGACTTCCGTGCATTTGTCTCAAAGCGTCTCGAGAGCGCCGGTTGGACTCCCGCGAATCCGAGCCACGTTGAAACGATCTTCCGAACGAACGTGATGTCGGCATATGGCGTTGGGCGGCGGAAGGAGATGACTCAACCCGATGTCCTGCGGACTCGTCCCATTTGGCAATGGCGGTCCGTTAGAGATGACCGTTCGCGAGAAAGTCACACGCGACCGAACGGAGTAGCAATGCCGGCGGACGATGCTGTCTGGAATCGAGTGTTTGCACCTGCCGGATTCAATTGCCGATGCCGGATCGTCTCGCGCTCTGTTAGGTGGGCAGAAGCAAGGGATCTCCGCACTGGACCCGTTAGCGCGTTCGCGGACCTACCAGACCCAGGATTCGATTCGTCCGGAGCCTCCGAACTCATGGGATGAATTGCGTATTGGCAATCCTCAAAACGGGATCGCTACGCTGGTCTCGTGTTCACGTTGAAACGACCCAGGGTTACCAAGCCCGCATTGTTCGGCCCCGCGATTCGGTTCGAGATTGCTCCGCCGTCTGACGAATCCGGGTTCGAGAATCCGCGATGGGTCCAGATCGCGAGGACCGGCCTGTTCAAGGGACACCCGGCGGCGCCTCAAGGCGTCGACATGACGCGGGAGATGTTCGAGCAGTGCATCCGGAACTTCCGGGCAGATCCTGCCTACAAGCCAGGCCCCGACGGGATCGGCACCGAGAAGGTCATCCCCTACGACTACGAGCACGCCTCCGAGATGCCGGCCACCGAGGGGAGCATCCCTCAGAAGGGCGCACCGGCTCCGGCCTGGGTTCTCGATCTGCAACTTCGCGCGGGCGATGGTGTGGATGAACTTTGGGCATGGACGTGGTTCGGGGCCACCGCGGCACAGCAGTGCCAAGACAAGGAATACCGTTGGACGTCCGTCGCTGTCTGGTCGAATGCAATCGACCCGGAGAGCGGAGAGGAAATCGGCGCGTACCTGTCCAGCGTCGCCCTCACCAACCACCCGTTCATCTCCGGAATGGCCCCAATCACCGCGCGGGCCCACGTCTATCAGGCGGAGTCCCCGGAGGAGGCGATCATTGGCCTCCGAGACCTGTTCGGCCTTCCGGCGGACTCGGACCCTCAGCAAGTGATCGCGGAGCTGACACGTTTCAGTGAGATGCTCGCGTCCGGTACCGTTCCCGAGCACATTGAGCTCGATTGGTTCCTCGCCAATCTGAGAGACCTACTCGGAGCGAGGATCCTATCCACCTCTCAGGAACTCGTCGCAGAGGCGATTCAAAAGGTCGCCACCGTTTCCGCAACAACCGCGCCAGCGACTACGGCGCCCCAGGAGTCCGCAACCATGACCACCGAGAAGATTCCCGCCACCGTCGTTGTTCTGTCCACGAAGCTGTCCAAGTTGTTCGGCGTCCGGGACTCCGACGAAGCCATTCTCAACGCGGCGCAAGAGGGTCAGAGCGCCGTCGACGCGATCGATCAGCTCAAGAAGTTGTTCGAAGCGCCCGACACCGCGAAGGTGATCGAGGCGGCCGTGAACCTCGTTACGAAGGTGTCGGAGAATTCCGGCCTTCTCGAGACGATCGCCAACCTCAAGACCCAACTTGCAGGCGCGGAAAAGTCCCTCAATGAGTACGAGGACGCGGAAGCCCTGGCGGAGGCGGAGGCCGTTGTAGCCTCGAGGGTTGCTCCGATCAAGGCTACCGCGGACCGCAAGCTTGCGGCCGACACCCTGCGCCCCGTCATCCTCGCAGCTCGCCGCGCATGCATCGGAGACGCCAAGAAATTGGAGGAGTTCCGGGTGGAATACAAGCTCCCCGAGGAGGCCTACAAGGCCCTGACCTCGCGCATCTTCGCGGGCCCGAACGGCCAGCAACTCGGATCTCCCGAGACCACCGGAGCACCCACCGTTCCCGTCACCGCCCCCCTTCCCAGCGGAGGCGCGACCGAGGGGCAACCCGCCGGAAAGCTTGGCATGATCGCCACCTTCTCCGGCAACAACAACACGGAACGCGCCATCGCGTACCTGTCCAGCAAGGATCAAGCATTCGCGGCGTTGCCTTTCAACACGCAGTGCCTGAAAGCTGGCCGATGGCTGAGTGACGAATCGGCCGTGTGAGGGGCAACCGCGAACACCCGACCCACAGGAGCAATGTAAGCCATGGCAGCGCAACTTCGGAAGATCCAGACTGGCAACCCCATGCGGACCGGCAAGAACAACACCGGTTCGGAGATCGCCAAATACTACATCCTCAAGCAATCGACGAACGCCGACGAGGTCGCGGTTGCGTCGGCCGTCACTGACTCCCTCGTCGGCGTGTCGGTGGAAAACATCGCGAACGGGAACTCGGCGAGCTACCAGGCCGGAGGCAAGGGGGTTGCCTATGCCGGAGCGGCCGTCGCCGTTGGCGCCCTTCTGACCACGGATTCGTCCGGCCGTGCCGTCACCGCGACGCAGTCGGCGAGCTCGACGCAGAACCTGATCGGCCGTGCTGTCACCGCGGCATCCGGCGCGAACCAGCTGATCGAAATCGAGCTGTTCAAGGTCGCGACCGCGTTCGTCGGTTCCTCGACCGTCGCCACCAAGACGGCTCTCAAGGCGATCGCCGTTGCGGATCGCTACAACGGCCAGCTCGTTCACGTACAGGCCGATGATTCGTTGTGGGTCTACAATTCGACGAGCACCGCAGTCGAAGACACCGCGGACGAGCTCGTCCAGACCCCCGATGGAGCACCGGCGACCGGCCGCTGGCTCCGCGCTGACAAGTGTTTCGTGATGAAGATCCCCTTCAGCTACGCGAACTCGGATGGAGACGCGTTGGAGACGATCCCCGCCGGATTCATCCTGCGCATCGCGGGTATGCCCTTCTGGGAGATCGAGGCCGACATGACCGGAGGGTCCTCGAGCGCGATCGGGATCTCGACGAACATCACCGGTTACGAGACCGGCGGAGACATCCTCGGCGGAGCCACCGGCGACGTGGCGGCGACCCTCGTTGCTGGCGTTGCGGCCGGTACCATCGGCGGCGAGCTGAACGACACGACCGGACTTCACGACCTTCTGTTCGTGGCGGCGTCCGAGTTCCAGTTCGACGCCATCACTTCGGCATTCACCGCAGGCAATGGGTTTGTCTGCGTTCCCGTGGTCCAGGTTCACACGGCCTGATAGCAGTCTGAACGACGAAGATTCATAGCGGGGGCAGGAGACGAAAAACCATGAAGTTCACGCGACAAGCCGGCCAGATGCTTTTCCGACTCGCTGAGGATCTCGTCGTTGACGGGAAGCTCTTGCACAAGGCCGGAGAACAGGTCCTGATGGCCGTTACTCCGGCGGATGTCAACAACCAGACCGAGATGCTGGACACGTACCTCGGCGGCTACCGGCCGTTCGGGTTCGTCGCCGACCAGGTCTCCCCCATCGTCCTCGTGGACAAGGAAGCCGGCCAGCGCCGGGACTCCTCCAAGGAGAACGCGTTTGAGCTCGTGGATCCCACCTCCGGCCGGCAAGGTGCGATCAATGAGATCGACCACCTCTCCGAGACGGTAAGCTACAAGGTCCAGGAGGAGGCGCTTGCGTCCTTCATCCCCTGGGCGTCGGAGAACGATGCGGATCGCCTTTACAACATCCGATCCGCCTCCGGCCGTCTCATCATGGACAAGCTCGCGCTGTGGCGTGAATACAAGGTCTGGACGGACCTCACCACGACTGCGAACTGGAACTCCGGGAACTACACGACCCTGACCACGAACTACAAGTGGGACACTGGTTCGACGAAGGACCCGCTCAAGGACCTGCACACCCGGATCAAGGCGAGCGCGCAGCGTGTCACCGACATCTACATGAACCCGGAGGTTGGATTCTACTTCCTCCGCGACACCAGCGTCCGGTCCTACATGGTCCAGATGCTTGGGGACTCGGCTCCGAACCCCGCCACCGCGCGCAGTGGCATCGGCCAGAAGCTCGTCCAGCGTATCGAGATCCCCGGCCTGCCTCCGATCACGATCGTCCCCGGTCAGAGCCTCAACTCGAGCGGCGTCTTGACCTACATCCTCTCGGAT